ATTCATTAAATACTAGATACTTATTGTGTAGCTTTAATTCCTGCAATTAGTTTTCTAAAATCGTGGTTAACTTGTTCTGTAGTGTGCATATCTACTGTGTCTTTTAATTTGCCATATACATTATCCATAATAGAATTAAATGCTGCTACATCTTGCTTTTCAATTGCTTTTGACATAATTGCTTGCACCATTCTATATTCATTAGATTGCCATACATCATTTCCTTGATCATCTTTTACTTGCACCATCATATCCAACATTTCACGAATTATTGTGCTTCTATTCTTGCTTCCCTTTGGTCTGCCTGCGGGATTTCCACTTTCGCCTTTTTTCCATCTTGGTTCTATTTGTCCTTTTCCTCCCATTTCGTTGTATTTACGTTGTTGTTATTATCTAAACCAAGATTTTTAATTGCTAATTCATATTGATTTAAATACTGTTTTAATTTGTCTTCAGCTTCTTTTTTAAGTTTGTGTTTCTTGTTCGTATTCATACTCATTAAATAGTTTTCTCATTGTGTCTACTAGTTCTTTTACACAACTACCACAGCTTGACATTTTTCTTTGTTGATTGAATATTCTATTATGTATTTTTAATAATTTTTGTTGTTCTGTTGCACCTAATCTATTATTGATGTGTTTAAATA